GGAATTGTCTCGTATTAAATCTATGGATGAGTGGGCGGAAATGCCAAGGGAGTTTAGAGCGAGGTTTCGTCCATATATCGAGGAAGAGTTTCGGCGTAGGCGTGAGGGTTTTTGGTTTTATAACAACGGTACAGCTACATATATTACGGGGCGGCATTACATGATGCTCCAGTGGACCAAGCTAGACATTGGTTACCCATACTTTCTTAACTTTCAGCGTGAAATCTTTCTACACATGGCTGCATGCGAAGCTGATCCACGTTGCATTGGTCAGCTTTATACTAAGTGCCGTCGTTCTGGGTATACTAATATATGCTCTGCAGTGCTTGTTGACGAAGCTACACAAGTGAAAGACAAGCTTATGGGTATACAGTCAAAAACTGGTAAGGACGCTCAAGAAAATATTTTTATGAAGAAGGTGGTTTATATGTTTAGAAACTATCCATTCTTCTTTAAGCCTATACAAGATGGTACAACTAATCCACGTATGGAGTTAGCTTTTAGGGAGCCATCAAAAAGAATAACCAAGAACAACAAAACCTCACAAATGGGTGAAGCTCTTAACACGGTTATTAATTGGAAAAACACTACAAACAACGCATACGATGGTGAGAAGCTACACCTTTTATATTTAGATGAAGCTGGAAAATGGGAAAGACCTACAGACATAAGAGACGCTTGGAGGATTCAGAGGACGTGTTTGATCGTCGGAAGAAGAATAGTCGGAAAAGCTCTCGTGGGAAGCACGGTAAATCCAATGGACAAAGGAGGAACCGAATACAAAGAACTATGGAGGGATTCGAATCCGAAGGAGAGGAACGCGAATGGTAGAACCAAAACTGGTTTGTATAGAATATTCATGCCTGCGTATGACTCTCTAGAAGGGTTTTTTGATAGGCATGGGCATCCAGTTATAGATAATCCTGACCAACCTGTAGACGGTATAGATGGTGACCCTATAAATATTGGTGCAAAGACTTATTTAAAAAACGAAAGGCAGTCACTAAAAGACGATCCTTCTGAATTAAACGAGGTGGTTAGGCAGTTCCCTTTTACTGAGGACGAAGCATTCAGAGATAGCATTGAAGGAAGTTTGTTTAACATAGGTAAGATATATGAACAGATAGAATACAACGAAGACCTATATCCTAATCCTGTCGTTACTGGTAATTTTGTCTGGAAAGAGAAAGATAAAGAGGTGGTCTTTAGCCCAGACGTTAATGGTAGATTCAAGATAAGCTGGTTACCTCCAGCAGACAAAAGAAATGTTGTAAAGCTTGACAGAGGCAAGAAAGTAGCACCGCATCATTGGGGTTGTGGTGGAGTCGACTCTTACGATCTTGATGCAACACTTGACGGCAGGGGATCTAAAGGTGCATTACATATGTACAATAAGTTTCATATAGAATACCCTTCAAACATGTTTGTTGTAGAGTATGCATCTAGGCCAGATCTAGCTAGAATATTTTATGAAGACGTTCTTATGTGTGCTTTCTTTTATGGGTATCCTCTATTGATAGAGAACAATAAGTACGGTATTGTAAGATACTTTGAGTCAAGAGGTTACGACGGATATCTCATGGACAGACCAGAACATCTAAAAGGCGCTTCTAAAACTGTAGCTGTAAAAACAAAAGGTATACCGTCAAACTCACAAGACGTTATACAATCTCACGCTCAAGCTATTGAGACTTATATATACGAACATGTAGGGACTAACTTCAATACTGGTGAGATGGGTAAGATGTATTTAAATAAAACGCTAGAGGATTGGATATCTTTTAAGATAGATAAAAGAACAAAGTATGACCTTACAATTAGTTCTGGGTTAGCGCTTCTTGCTGCGCAGAAATCTAAGCCTAAGCGCAAAAAGAATTTTGAAAACACTAAATTTTTACGACGATATAGTGTAATCGGTTGATTCACTATATTTGCATAAATGGAATCATCCTTAAAAGCAAATGTACAATAATAGCAATAAATCTCAAAAAGGAGGTTTTCCTGATCCGTTAGCTCCTGCAGAAGTAAAAGAGTGCACTCCTTATGGTCTCCAGTATGCTAAGGCTATAGAAAACCAGTGGGGTAAACTACAAGAAGGTAACTCTTCTTTAGGTAGGAGAAATAAAACTTTTGACAAGTGTAGAGACTACGCTAACGGGGTTCAAGACACGAACATATATAAAAGGCTTTTAAATTCCATGGATCCAAATGCAGGTGACGGAAGTCTTATGAATATAGACTACACACCTGTACCGATTCTACCAAAGTTTGTAAGGATTGTTGTAAATAAAATACTTTCTAGAAACCCATACCCAAACCTAGAGGCTATAGATCCTTTATCATCTTCTGAGAAGAATAAAGAAAAGAACAAGCTTAGAATGCAAGTTCAGGCTAAGGAGCAGTTACAAAAACTAAAAGAAAAAACTGGCGTTGTACTAGATAAAGATCCTAGCGAACTACCTGATACATTAGAGGAGGCGGAGATATTTTTAGACACTAACATAAAGAGTGATGCTGAGATAGCAGCTCAGATTGGAACAAACGTTACTCTATCGTGGAATAACTTTAATGACAATACTTTTAGACGTTGCGTTAATGACTTAGCTACGTTAGGTATGGCTGTTATAAAAAGATCAAACGATCCTAACTATGGTATACATACATCTTATGTAGATCCTGTAAAGTTTGTTCACAGCCAAACTGAAGATCCTAATTTTGATGACATGATCTATGCAGGTCATGTGAGAACAATACCTATTCAAGAATTAAAAAGACTTGCTGGTAATCAAATTAGCGAAGAGAAATACAAGAAGATAGCTCAGTCGTATAAAAACAGACACGGCAATAAAGCTAGCCAGTATAATAAAGTAAACACTGACCCTATAACAGGGAAGAGTGAGTATGGATATGATGAATACTTAGTAGACATCATGGACTTTGAATTCCTGTCAGTTGACACTATACATTTCGAAGAGAAAGAAAGTAGACACGGTAATGTAGGTTTTTACTACAAAGGTTTTAACTACAAGCAAAAGCAAAGCTCTGTGTACGAAAGAAAGCCTCATTCTTTAGATATGAAGGTTGTATATGGGGGTACTTACATAATGCACACAAATTGTGTATACAATTACGGGAGAGTAAAGAATATACCTAAAAACGTTCACGATATATCAAAAGCCAATCTTTCTTACTCTGTAGTTGCAACTAACTTTAGAGGCATGATGCCGAAGTCTATGGTTGATAGCTGTATTGGTTTTGCTGACATGCTTCAACTAACTCACCTTAAGATACAGCAGGCTATTGCTAAAGCAAAGCCAGATGGGTTGATCATAGACATCGAAGGATTAGAAAATGTACAGCTTGGAAAAGGCGGTGAGTTACAGCCGTTGGATCTGCATGATATATACGAGCAGACTGGTGTTTTCTACTACAGAAGTAAAAACCCAGAGGGAGGATTTCAAAACCCACCTATCAGAGAGATTGGAAATAGCATAAGAAACATAAACGAGCTTATCAACCTTTACAATCACTATCTAAGAATGATACGTGATACAACTGGTATTAATGAAGCCATGGATGCTTCGACACCAAAAGGAGATGCTCTAGTGGGTGTTCAACAGCAAGCTATCGCTGCAGGTAATAATGCTATATACGATATTACTAATGCATCTATGGTTCTGTACAAAAAGATTTGTGAGGATATTGTAAAGTGTATACAAGTGTTACCGCCTCAGTCTGTTATATACGAGGTATATCAAAATGCTGTTGGTAAAGAGAACATGAAAGTTTTATCTTCTTTCAAGAATCTACCTATGTACAACTTTGGTGTTCAGGTGGTGAAAGAAATGGAGGATGAAGAGAAGGCGTATCTAGAACAAAACATACAAGCTGCTCTTATGCAGAAAGAGATAGATCTTGAGGATGCTCTAGCTATAAGAGATTTAAAAGACATTAATCAAGCTGAAAGACTTCTTATTTTACGACGTAAGAAGCGTATGGAGAAAGTTCAACAGCAGCAGATGCAGCAAATGCAAATGCAAGGACAACAGGCTCAGCAGGTAGAGCAGGCTAAATCTCAAGCAAAAGCTCAAGAACTACAAATGGCAGCTCAGTTAGAAGCTCAAAGCTTACAGTTGAAAGCTCAGCTTGATCAGCAGATGGCTACACTTCAGCATCAATATAATAAAGAGATAGAGCTGATACGTGCTAACGCTTCTATTGAGAAGAGGTCTGCTGACGGAGAGTCTAGGAAAGAGATAGAAACTATGAAGGACGACAGAAAGGATGAGAGAGTTAAGAAGCAAGCTGTTGAGCAGAGTAAGCTAATCTCTCAAAGAGAGGGTAAGAGAGGCGAGTTAGAGGAACCGCCTTCAAAAGAAGAAAACGAAAGCCTTTTCAGTGGATTAGGAAAACTTTTAACAGGAGAATAAAATGGGACAAAGCGTAAACTTAGATGTATCTGAAAAACTAAAAATAACTACAAGGCGTGGTGATAATTTTAGCTTGACGTTAACACTAAAGGATAATACTGGTACAGTGATAGACATTTCAAGTGGTTACACATTTTCTATGGTTGTAAGGGCTAAGTCTTTAGTCAATGGCAATATAGAATACAGCTATCCTTTAGGCAACAGTAGCGTCGTAGTTTCGGACAATCAGGTTACAATATCCGATCCAACATCAGCTGGAGTCGTTACTTTTTCAGCAGAGGACACAGTTACTAAACTTATACCAGAAGGCTCTTACGAATACGAAATAGCTTATGATACAGCTGCTAGTGGCTACAAGACAATATTAAAAGGTCCGTTTGTTGTAAATGCAAGTCTATTGTACTAATGTCTGTAAGTTCTACTATTACTGAAAGTGTTTCTGCTACAGCTACTGTTTCTGATGGCTCTAATCTTACTTTTAGTATAGATACAATAAGTGTTGTTGTAACAATACCGACATCAGTTTCTACGGATGTAACGGACAAAAGTTCTGCTGCAACTCACACTCTGACGGTATAATCTATTAATTACTATATTTGCATATAAATAATATTTTAAAATGGCGACCACAGCAACAATACAACTAAATAGCGATATAACTGGTGATCAGCTCGCCTTAAACTCAACAGCTACTTTAACAAAGTCTGGATCCGATAGAACAGACTTAGATCAATACACTGGTGTTAACACAATTCAGTATGCTGCTACACAATCTGAGACTGCATTAATAGCTGCTGCAGATTACGCTGACACCACTGTAGCTCACAAGGTTTACATAAGAAATGCAAGCACTAGTACTAGCTGTTATGTTCAGGTAGATATTGATTCAACAGCAAACGAACCTCTCGGTAGGCTTTACGCTGGTGACTGGACTTTCTTCCCTTGGATGGGGGCGCTAGATATAGATATAACTACTAACGAAGCTAATCAGACTGTAGAGTTTGCAGTTATCTCACAATCAATAGCATCATAATATAGGACAATGGCAACTACAGCAACACTTACATTAAACGCACCAGACTTTACTGGGGGAGGTTCTTTTTCAGTAACAACAACTTTATATAAGGCTGGTACAACAACTGATATAGATCAGTTCACTGGACTTGCTAGAGTATATAAAGCTGCAGCTACAAACAATATATCTTTAGTTGCAGCAGCAGACTATTCAGGATTAGCTGGAAAGCTTTACGTTAAAAACACTTCAGATACAGGAGCAGATACTTATGTGTTAATGGAGGTTGGTTCTGATGAGCCTATAGGTAGACTCTTTCCAGGAGACTGGATGTTTATACCTGTAGATGGAACTGAAAACTTTGCCGCATCAACATCTGCTGATGGTATGAGCTTTGAGTGGGGACTATTTCACCAAGGATAAAAAATATAGAATATGCCAACTACATCCGCTGCACTTACATTATCAAGCTCTGACTTAACTAGCAATAGTCTTAATATATCTACTAGTACTACACTAAATAAGGCTGGACTGTACGCTGGTTTAACAGACACTTCTGGTTTAGCTAGAAGAACAACATCTTTTGCTAGCTCAGGAGTTATAGACACGGTTGTTCTTTTTAGAGGTGATGACTACACTTCTAATGGGGCAAACAAAGTGTATTTAAAGAATCTATCAACTACTGCATCAGAATATTTTACTATTTATCTGACTGGACATACAGCAGACGGAGCTCATGATGCAACAGACTTAACAACTACCGCTTTAACTGAGGTAGGTAGACTGTACGCAGGAGACTTTGCTTTCTTCCCTTGGAATGCTAACGCAGGGGTAAAAGAGCAGTTTACAGTAACTATAGCTAACACATGGGCTGCAGGAGATACGTTTGAATTTGACGGAGTAAAGGTTGTAGCAGCAAGCTCAACAGTAAACAACATTGCAGCTCAAATAGACAACGCTCAATATCCAAACTGGGTTACTAGCGCTTCTGGAGCCGTTGTAACATTTGTTTCTAGATACTCTAGAGGTGATTTAGAAATTGATACAAGTGAGGCCGTAAGTACAACAGCGGGGGATGGAACTGGTGCAGTTGCAACAACTGTAGAGGGTACAAAGTCTCAATCAGATATATATATTAAACCTAGTGTTCATACTTCTATGACGTTAGAACACATGTTAATTTACGAATAATGGGAAGTTTAAGAGCAGTTCTATCACTAACTAGTAATGATGTATTATCATCACCAATAAACCTTACTGCAGGAACTAGTATCGTAGCAGATTCTGGAAGCTTAGTTAGAGCTAAGGTTATATCTACGTCTGCTGACGGTAGTACTGCAACTCTCAGAGTTTATGAGGCGAATGACAAGCTAGAAAGAGCTTACTTGTATTTGAGAAACTTAGATACAGAATTAGAAAATTACATATACGTACACAATGAAGCTGTTGGTAATGATGACTTTGCTAAGATCGGTGGGGGTGAATTTATGTTTGTCCCTGTAGCGATAGACGGAAAGTTTGAGGTTTACGGCACAAGGACTAATCAGCTAATTGAATACGGAGTATTCGGATTAGACAACTCAGCAGTAACTAACACATCAGTAGCATAATAAAATAAAGACATGGCACATCCAAGCGAACTTTTAAGAACAACACCAGTACTTTTAGATGAGAACGTAAAGTTCACCCCTGGATCTGGTAAAATATTTGCTATACATAACATACATAGCGCAGCCATAACAGTCGCTGTGTTTGGCGGAACATTCATTCATCAAGCAGCAGCTACAGCCTCTAGTGATATAACAATCGACCCTTCTACTGGTAAGGCGTGGGTTGATGGTGTTACTATACCAGTAGGATGGTATGAGGTTGCTTCTGGTAATAGCGTAAACATAGCTATTCAACCAGGAGAAGTTATTTATGGTAGATGGGAGGCTGTTACTAATTCTGGAACTAATCCTGTATTAGCATACTGCACAGGAAAACCAAGTCCTGCTACAGAATAATAAAATTAACTAATTAAATATAATGGAAGAACAATTTGAAAAAGCACAGTTTTTCGATTCAGTCGAAGAGCTTGCTCAAGCGCAGCAGCAAGAAATGCCAGCTGCTACACAAGAAGCACCGCTTCAAGAACAAGTAGCTCAAGAACCAACACAAGAGGCGGTTCAGGAGCAAACAACTTACAACGATTATCAGAGTCAGGGTCAACCTGAACAGAATATAGAGTATTCAGATGAAGAAGTTGAGAGTGAAGTATTATCATATCTAAGCGAAAGGCTTAACAGAAATATTTCTTCTTTTGACGATCTCTCTGAAGCAGAGCAAGAGGCTCGCGAAATAGACGAAAGAGTGTGGGCGATAGCTGAGTTTGTAGAAAAAACAGGCAGAGGCCCAGAAGAATGGTTTAACTATCAATCACTAAACACATCCGAAATGGATGATGTAACAGCAATCCGAGTGGACATGGCTGCAAGATATCCAAACCTTTCTGTGGACGAAATCGACACTTTACTTTCAGATAAATACAAGACGAACACCGAGTTGTATGACGAGGACCAAGTACGTTTAGCGAACCTTCAGCTTAAAATAGACGCTCAAGAAGCTCGTAAAGGCATTGAAGAAATAAGAGAAACTTATGCTGCCCCAGAGGTTCGAGAGCAAACATCAGAAGATTTTATTGATGAAGAGTGGTTAAGCGAAATGCAACAAGAAACTACAGACATGGAAGGCTTAGAGTTTGATCTAGGCAACGGGAATAGTTTCACCTACAGTATTAATGATCAATACCGTAACACTCTTATAGATAAAAATGCTAACATTGATGACTTCTTTGATGACTATATCGACCAGAATGGTAACTGGGATCACGATATGTTTAACTCTCATAGAACGCTTATCGACAACATTGATGCTATCGTAAGCTCAGCTTACAATCAAGGTGTTGGTGACGGACAGAGAGGGCTTGTAAATAAAGCCGCTAACATATCTACTGAAACCCCACAGCAGTCTGGTCAAAATCAGCCAAACCCACTTGCAGAGCAGGTGACAAACATCTTAAATCAAAATAGAAATAAGATGACGTTTGGTAATTTTTAACTTAGAAAATAATATGAAATAATGGCTAATTTATCTGGAGAAAGAGGAACTAACATTCCTTTTATTGATAATACTACGTCTGCTGCAGGAAACGTTGCTGGTAATAGACCAGCATACAGAATTTCTCCAGAGACGTATACAACACTAGACAACCTTATTAAGACTACTAAGGATGTTCACATGCCTCAACTTGTTGAGACTTATGGAGATCAAGGTATCACAGGTTTCTTAAAACTAACAGGCGCTATCAACGCTGGTGGATCATCTGATGAGATCAACTGGTGGGAGATTGGTCGTCGTCACGAGCTTCTAACTTACACAGGAGGCGGTACAACTATTGACGCTACAGGATCTGATTACGTTGACATCACTGATACTGGAGTTACTGATAAAGTTCAAGTTCAAGACGTTCTTATGGATGAGTCTTCAGGTGTACGTTTTATCGTATATAGTGGAGGATATGGAACTGGCTTATCAGGACAAACTGTACGTTTGGTTCGTCTTGACGGAGCTGACGTTGCAGCTACTGACATCGATGCTTCTAACGGAGGTAAGCTAATCCATATCGGTAACATGTACGCTCAAGGTACTAACCAACCTACAGCGTTTGCTGATATCGGTATTCGTAAGTTTACTAACCCATTTATGATTGTAAAGGATCGTTACGAAGTAAACGGATCACAAGCAACTAATATCGGTTGGGTAGACTTAGGTGGTGGAAACTACCGTTGGTACATGAAGGGTGAGCAAGAAGCTCGCGCTCGTTTTGAAGATCGTCGTGAGTTAATGTTACTCTTCGGTCAAAAGCGTGCTCATGGCTCTGGTTCTGACACCGACTTTACTAACGAATTTGCTGGATCTGAGGGTTACTTCTCAGCTATCGAAGATCGTGGTATCGTAATGCAGAACTCTAAAGCAAACCCAATGGATTCTTTTGCTGAGTTTGATGACTTGATTTTAGAGCTTGATAAGCAAGGTGCACCTTCTGAGTACGCTATGTACGTAAACAGAAAGCAAGACCTAGCTATCGATGACATGCTTGCATCAGGTATCTCTGCTGGAGTAACTGCTGGTCTAGCTGGACAGTTTGGAGCATTCAATAACGATGCTGACATGGCTATCAAGCTTGGATTTAAGTCGTTCACTCGTGGTGGGTATACATTCCACAAGCATGACTGGAAGCTACTAAACGATCCAACTCTTTTAGGAAACAATGGTCTAGTACAAGGAGCTATGGTACCAATGACACAAGTTACGGATGCTCGTAGCGGAATGAAGGCACCAGCTCTAGCTATGTACTACAAAGAAGCTAACGGATACTCACGCGAAATGGAGCACTGGGTAAGCGGCGGTGGAGTTCTAGGTCACACAAACAACGGAGACGTTGGTACTGACCAGGCTGTATTCCACTACCGTTCAGAGATCTCTCTATGTACTCGCGCTGCAAACCAGCACGTAATGCTTAAGGCTTAATTGTTTATTGTTTAACTTTTAAATCTTAAGAATTATGAGATACGCATATTTTGACTCAGGAGAGGGTGCTGACGCTACTGGCGATGCATTCTGCTTACCTGTATCTAGTTTCAGAAGCATTAACTGTGCTGCTGACGACGTTATACTTTA